TACATAATTTCCTTCTATTACTTCTGATGTATCACAAAATACATTATATCCTATTGAATCGTTTTTCTCTGTAGTAACTTTACTTTTCAATACATATTCTGCTACTTTGTTCAAACTATACTCGGTTAATTTTTCATCTTGTTGTACTAATTTCATGATATCCATTTGTCCTCTACCAGGAATTTCATGCAAAAACATTTCATTGTCTCCTAATCCTGCCGAACTAATATTTAATTTTTTGTAATTACATTTATGATCTCTTAATCTAGATATATGAGAGATTCTATTACTACAATTAATACCAGGTTGTTTAGATCGTTCATAAACATATCGATTATCGAAATTAAATCCATTAAAAGATATGATAAAATCAGGATCTATATCATTAATAGCATCTCGCCAAGCTAACAATAAATCCTTTTCATTGTCAAAACATTGCATATCAGCATTTTTAACTCGTTTACTACTATCTAATCCTAAAACAATAGTTTTGACAATATGTTCAGACCCATAAACATTAACAGTTCCACAAATTGAAACAATTTTATCTGCTGGTCGATTAGGTTGAGGAAATGTTCCATCTAAACTAATACATTCTATATCATATGATAATGTTAAAAGTGGTGCCAAAGATCTAACATCTTTTACAGGCTTAACATGATAGCATTTAATGGTTTTACTATGTGTAGTAGTAACATTATCATCATTGTCAAAATGTTTTCCTTCAGGTAATGTGATCCAACCAGCAGAGTCTAATTTTCTCATATGAATAAAACTAATTGTTGGATCAATTTTCTTTTCATATGTATCATAATGATCATAAGTTCTAGTAACATTAGGAATTTTAATATTTTTATTAAATATTTTAGCATATTCGTCAAATGCTTCTTTAGTCTTAAATAATAATTGCATAAACCTGAAATCTTTACCTGCACAAAAATAATGATGCAAGTCAAATCTTCTACATATTTCATATTCTAATAAATTATCTTTGTGTCGACCTCCTATAGATTTTAAATGTTTAAATACCGTTCCAACATCTATTTCTGACCATGTTTCGGGAATCTTGATGTAGAAGAATGGTTGGAAATCTGTTACTTTAACACTGATGCTTTCGCCATTCTGCATTCTTCCAAACATTCTAATCACGTAAGAATTTATACCATCAATTTCTATGTCTTCACCAAACCACGAAGTTACATTAAAATCAATATTCGACATTAAGAATATATATAGTTAATTATTTAATTGATTAAAAATCAATTATTTTCTGAAACAATATTACTTATATAATGCAACAATACTTGGCAATTACAGCTAACAGTTTGTCTGATAATAACATTATGTTTGAATCGAATAATTTTAAGGCAGCTACATCACATCTTAAAAAATTAATTAAAAAAGATACAATGTTTCAAGAAATAAAATTAGTAGAATTAAATTCTATGTTATCAAGGACTTTTTTTATAAATAAATAATTAAACGAGATCAATATATTCATCGTTTAATATTTGATCATATTGAATTTGAATTTCATCACTAGATTCATTATCTATATCTTCACCTAATAATTGATAGAACATAATATATATTTCAGCACGATTTACAGTATCAATATTAGCTTTCTTGACTATTTCATCATCGTATTTAAACCACTTTTGTTCTGCATTTGAATAACCAACTGAATAATAGTGACCACAACTAACTGATACACCACAATGATTAATCATAGAACACAATTTATATACATATGTAATACCATTTTGAGTAATATTACGTATTTTCATCAACTTTTCAAACTTTATTTTATTTACTTCCTTATGACCATTGTAAGAAAAACGTTTGAATTGTACAATGAGTATTTTTGGAACACTACTAATACCATAAGTACAAATAGAATCGCATCGTGTATTACAATTTGAACATGATACATCTTGGATAATTTTTGGTTTGATATATTCATCAATACATTCATCTAAACTATATTCTATTTTCTTTTCACTCGTTCTCATATGATGACTATCTAATTCTTGTTTAATACGTTCGGGTAAAAACTGACACATATATTCCACTTCTTCATCTGTCATAGAAATTGTTGTAGTTTTTGGTTTGATATGCATATAATTTGCATAATTAATTTGTTCAACTGTGGTTTTGAACTTTGGAATATCTAAGCTCAAACAAATATTTGGAGTATGAATTATTGAACTACGATTACAGTTTGAACATTGTTTAGATTCATAATACATACCGTGAAATAAATTATAAATTGGTGAATAATTAGACCAATAGGTTTTACAAGCCAATTGTAATGGTGTTGTAATATTGGGCAAAGTAATATGTTGTGAAATTTCTTCATGGATAAATTCCATCATCATAATTAATGCTTCATGAGCATCTTGTTGCATAGAATTATTAAATACATCTATTTTTTTCATCAATATTTGACGCAATGTATATGGTTTGATAGATTTAATTTGTATGGTGTTATTAACAAATATATTATATAATGCATACAAATTATATGTGATTGTTTTATTAAAATTATTTAAATTTTCAGTATCGGTCATTCCTATTGATTGTTGTTTATTAAATAGCATTTTTATACAGTCGTCGCTATTTAAAAAATCTGTAAAAAGAGGTAATTTAAATAATGATTGAATAATTGCATTTATATAGCAAGTATTGCCAAAATTATCTAGACCATAATTAGAACTCATTATGATTAAAGTACATAGTTGCTAGTGATATAATAAATCAATTTTTATTATATGACAATATAATGTCTAACATAAAACTATTATTATCAATATCTTTTGCAAGCGTTCGACAATCATTATTTGTTTCATAGGAATGCTAAAAGTATTTATATCATAATTTAACGGAAGTTTCAATAACAACATTGAACATAATTTATTTTCATATATTTCATCGCAAATACTTTCTAATGTTCTTTCGCCAATTTGTATTGTCATACTCTCCGAATCTTTATATGACTTTCCACCCCAAGGCGGATCTAAGAATATAATATCTTGTTTTAATCTATGCATGATAGTAAAGTAATCTGCATTAATACATAATACATTATTTTGTTTGTATAGAGATAAATTAGATATTAAGAAAAATGATCTTGATTCATCTAATTCTATAGCATTAACATGATATAATGCCGAAGCAAATGATAATGTATTACCGCCTACACCAGCCATAGCATCAGTTACAACAACATTTGAATTTTTATAATATTTTTTTATATAGCCTGTAATAATTTCTGCATTTTTTGGTGTCGAAATAGAATATAATCCAATAGGATCTATTTTTAAATTGTCTCTTTTTTCCTTTGATATAAACGGAAAATATTTATGAACATAACTAATTGACATCGATTTGAGTTAATATAAATTCATAGCAAATTTTTAAATGTTATATTATTAATAATGAATAATGAAAATATTGTTCAAAAGTTCAAAAAGTTGATTGAATTGATGAAAATAGAAAATAATTTATTATATAATGCTAATGATAGGACTGTTAATTCATATAGAATTGGAGCACTAGAAAAAAACATGGTAATTATGGCAAAATTAAATAAAAAGATAAAATCAGTTGAAGATGTTAAAGGTATAAAAGGCTTTGGTAAAGGTACAATAGATCGAGTGACAGAAATATTATTAACCAGTGATTTATTAGAAATCAAAAGAATAAAATCAAAGTTAAAACGATTGGTAAAATATAATAAATTAATAGAAGAATTATCAACAGTAATAGGTATTGGTTCTATTACAGCAATAGATTTAATCAGTAAATTTAATATCACATCATTGGATGATTTAAAAATTCGCGTACAATGTAAGGCTATTAAAGTTAATGATAAAATAAGATTAGGTTTGGAATATGAAGGACAATTTGAAAAAGTTATTAAGAGAAAATATATAAGTAAAATATATGAAAAAATTCAAAAGTTGTTATCAGTGAAATCAATAGTATGTGGATCATATAGACGCGAAAATGAGACTTCGCATGATATTGATTTGTTACTATGTGATCCAATGTTAGAAACAATGTTGGATGTAAAACAATCTAATAGGTTATGTAAGATTATTAGAAAATTAAAAAAACATAATATTATTACCAATGATATAACCAGTGAAAATGTTGCAACAAAATATATGGGTTTTACAACATATCGAAATAAAATGTATCGTATTGATGTTAGATTAGTATCTGTTGAAGCATTTTATACGGCATTAGTATATTTCACTGGATCATATCAATTAAATATTCGTATGAGAAATAAAGCTAAAAAATTAGCATATAAATTGAATGAATATGGGATATATAATGTCATGGGTCAAAGAATAGAAATAGATTCAGAGGAAAAATTGTTTAAAGTATTACAAATGCCTTTTATAGAACCTAAAGATAGGTAAATTATTTATACATTAGTAAAAGAAGAATACCAATATATCCTAATAATAATATTAATTGTATGAACCACATATTGTTGATGATATGATATATATTTCTAGATTTAATGCTGATAAAAATGTATTACGTACTGTAACTAGAACCACATTTAATATTTTTAAAGATGAATTTAAGTGTATTAAAACAGAAATGGATTTAAATAGAATAATGGAATATAAATATTTTACAAATCGCATTGCAAAAATTGAAATAATTGATCATCAAAAATTTATCGGATAAGTAAAATAAAACAATTGTTATCAAATATTTGGAAATTAACTTTGAGAACACTAGATATTGTATTATCCACATCATATATTATTACCGATAATACAATAATATATAATATTAAAACATTAAATCCCAGTGCTAATGAATATATATGTAATTATTTCAAACCATATATGTGTAATATAACATTTTTGGATGTATAATTTATTCTGTGTTTAATAATTCTATTTCCATAGTCGTATTTAATGAATCAATATATATATCATTTCTATATTGTGTAAAAATCTTGTATATAAAAAATTGTACTGGATTATCAATTATTTTATTATTAAATATAAATGAATTTGACGAATTTACCATATATGTACTACCAGTAGAATGAAGAATTGAATTTGAAATTAGATTATTACCAATATGACAAAATGTAAAAATACCTTTTTTATTTGCTTCATAAAATTCTGCATCACATATTCCTTTATTCAATTGCCATACAAGATGAAATGTAATTTTATATAATCCAGTGGCTTTAAGAATTGTTGAATAATCATCTATATCATATACACAATTATTATATTGTAATGTTTTTGAGAATCCAATAGAATATATTTGATTTATATCTCTGAAGAAATCTCTATTTATATTAATAATTGATACGGGAGCTGTGATAGTACCACAATATGTAAATATTTTAATATCACTTTGTGTCAAATTATATGATAATGTAATAGTATTAAATTTATATACATACACCCATTTATCACTTTTCCATACATATAAATTTCCATTATGTGTATTTCCACTACTAATTATTGCGTGATCATATTCATTATATACGCATGGGTCATTAACTATTTCATTAATAGTTTGATAGGTTTTAATAATGTGAAATTTACCTACTGGACCTTGTAAACCAACAACACCCTGTAAACCTTGCAAACCTTGATCACCTTTAGGACCAATTAAACCTTGAATGCCTTGAATGCCTTGATCGCCTTTTAATCCTTGTAAACCTTGGTCACCTGTTAATCCTATACAACCTTGATCTCCTTTTAATCCTTGTATACCTTGTTCGCCCTGTAATCCATTATGAACAGTATCACCTTTTATGCCTTGTATTCCTTGTATACCTTGTATACCTTGA